ACGACTTTACTGTCGCCGCTTGGCCGAATATTGACAGCGCCGAGTTCGCAATGGGCGGATATGCTTTGCAGGCGGTGTGCGAGCATCTGGAAGCGTGCGCAGATGGATACATCCCCAACCTGCTGATTAACATCCCGCCGCGCTTTAGCAAGTCAACGGTGTGCGGTGTGATGTTCCCCGCCTGGGTATGGGCGCAGAACGCCAGGACGCCGTTGGCCGGCCCTGGCGCACAGTTCCTGCACGCCGGCTACGCGATGGCCCTGTCGCTGCAAGATAGCGTCAAGTGCCGAACCCTGATCCAATCAGACTGGTATCAGAAGCGATGGGGGCACCGGTTTAAGTTGACCGGCGACACCAACACTAAGCAGCGTTTTCAAAATGACCGGAACGGCATCCGCAACACGGTATCTGTCGGCGGCGCCACGACCGGCCTTGGTGGCAATTACCTGATCGGCGACGATCTTAACAACAGCGCCGAGGCGAACAGCGAAGCCGTCATCAAGTCCACTATCGAGTGGTGGGATATGGCTTGGTATAACCGTCTGAACAATTCCAAGCCCGGCTACGGTTGCCGCATCGTCATCGCACAGCGACTGTCCGAACAGGACATCAGCGGGCATGTGCTAGAAAAAGGCGTGGGCGACTGGCAGCACCTCTGCTTACCGATGCGATACGAACCAGATCGGTCATTCCACACCACTCTGGTGCCTGCCTGGGCGACCGATGACGGCATTCCGATTCAATGGAAAGACCCACGCACGACGCCGGGCGAACTGCTGTGGCCGGAGCGGTTCGATGAACAGCAGGTTGTTCTGCTTGAAAAGACATTAGGCCCATGGGCGACCGCAGGGCAGCTACAGCAGCGTCCTGAACCTGCTGGTGGCGGCGTCATTAAGCGAGAGTGGTGGAACCTCTGGCCTGACGAAGCTTTCCCGCCGTTCGATTTCATCATCGCCAGTCTGGACACCGCATACACAACGAAACAAGAGAATGACTTTAGCGCCCTGACAGTCTGGGGCGTATGGTATGGATCAACCGACACCCGAGCCACCCGCACGGTCAACCGCTATGGCGCAAATGCCGAGGCATTGTCAGACACCGGCACTATCGACGGTCTGCCGAAGGTCATGCTGATGACGGCTTGGCAGGAACGCCTGGAGTTGCATGACCTTGTGGAGAAGGTAGCCAAGTCCTGTCGTGCGCTGAAGGTGGACAAACTGCTGATTGAGAACAAGGCGTCTGGCATCAGCGTGTCGCAGGAAATGCGGCGAATGTATGGGCACGAAGATTTCGCCGTGCAGTTGGTCGATCCGAAAGCGCAGGACAAGCTGGCGCGTCTATACAGCGTGCAGGCGTTGTTCTCCGAAGGTATGGTATACGCGCCCGATCGTGCGTGGGCGGATATGGTTATTACACAGGTCGGTCAGTTCCCTAAAGGGCGACATGACGATCTTTGTCTGGTAGGCGATACATTAATCACTATGTTTGATGGAACCAATAAGCGCATAGACGCAATAGTTGCTGGAGATATGGTGGCAACGCCAGCAGGTCCATGCATAGTATCTGCTGCATCCATGACCGGCGTACGCGAAGTATGGCAAGTTGACTACACTGGAGGATGTTTAGTAGGGACCGCAAATCATCCCATACGGGTTGGATGTGAATGGAAAGAACTTGCGTCACTGTGTCCATTTGATGTATTACAGATAGATGCGTTGAACGAAAATCAAAATTTTTGTGTGGTAAAATCAGTAAAGCGCACCCATACTATGCATCCCGTATTCAATCTGACAGTTGAAGGGGAACACTGCTATTATGCCAACGGCATTCTCACGCACAATTGCGATACCGTCAGCATGGCGCTTCGTCACCTGCGCGACCTCGGCTTGCTCGTCCGCAGTCCCGAGCGTATTGCGGAATTGAACGCCGCCAACCAGCATCAAGGCAAACCGCCACAGCCGTTGTATCCAGTATAAGTGGATAAGAAATGAAGATAACCAGCCTGAAAACAAATAAAATTGTTGCCATCAATGAAGACGGTGAAGTTATTATTGCTGATGACTTGCACTTTAAGCCTGATTTTATCGGGCCTGAATCGGTCGAAAGCATAAAAGAAAACACGGAAAGATTGTCTAAGTTACTACTAGAGCGTCAATCTAAGATTAATTTCGTAGAAACTGACAAAAGATACAGCCCCAGGTTTTTCTAACAATTCATCAAGGGATACAGGCTATGCTAAAATGCCAAGCAGCACTTGAAGACAATGGCGACGGTTCTTTCACCGTGGAAGTATGGTCGCCTGATTTGGCTGGAATTACTGCGACGTATACAGTAAAAGCAATCGCTGATAATTATGCCGCGCAAGAAGCCATCGAACGCTTTATTGCCGAACACGGCGCACTCATGGGGTAGCATATGTCGCTCGTTCCTGGCCTGTCACCGAACATCCGGCTGTCTGAACCCGAACCGGGTTTGCAGTCTGCACCGATGGACGTGGTGGTGGCAGAAGACGACGAGCAGCAGGATACGCCGGAATATGACGACAAGGGTGCGATCCTACGCATCGAACACCCTGATGGTTCGATCACCGTCAGCCTGGACGGCAAGCCTATTGACGAGGCAGAAAGCCGTGGTCCGAAGGGTTGGTTCGACAATCTAGCCGAGGACATCAGCGACCTCGAACTGAGCCGCATCAGCAGCGAACTACTACGTGGCGTAGAGGACGACCTCGAAACCCGACAGGAATGGATTGAGGACCGCGCGCAGGGAATTAAGCTTCTCGGTCTGAAAGTGGAGATCCCCAATCTTGCCGGCGCGTCTGACGGAGCTCCTGTCGAGGGTATGTCCCGTGTCCGTCACCCGCTGCTTCTGGAGGCTGTTTTGCGCTTCCAGGCGAACGCGCGTTCGGAAATGCTGCCCACCGATGGACCGGTGAAGATCAGGGACGACAGCAACGGTAGCACCGCAGAACAAGACCAATTGGCCGACGCGCTGGAAAAGGACTTCAATCACTACCTTACCAGCACGGCGACGGAATACTATCCCGACACTGACCGCATGCTTCTGTTGCTTGGCTTCGGCGGCACAGCGTTCAAGAAAGTCTACTTCTGTCCCCTGCGCAACCGGCCCGTGAGCGAGACTGTTGACGCCGACGATCTGATCGTCAGCAACAACGCATCCGACCTCCAGAACGCCCGACGCATCACGCACCGCGTTTCGATGAAGCCATCGACGGTCAAGCGTCTGCAAATCATGGGCGTCTACCGCGACACCGAACTGTCGCAGGCTGCCGCGCCTAAGCTTGATGCTGTCAAAGAGGAGAAGGACGCACAGCAGGGCGTCAGTTCCGAAACCAAGAACCCAGACGACCGCGACCGCGAAATTTACGAGATTTATTGCGAACTCGATATCGTCGGCTACGAACACAAATACAAAGGCAAAATCAGTGGCTTGGAAGTCCCGTATCGCGTCACTATTGACGTATCTTCGAAGCAAATCCTGTCTATTGTTCGCAACTACGACAAGAACGACGAAGAACTTCCTGACCCGCGTGCTAACTTCGTCAAGTATACATTCGTTCCTGGCTTCGGCTTCTACGACATTGGATTACTGCATATACTTGGTAATACTACCAACGCTATTACTGCTGCTTGGCGTGAGTTGCTTGATGCTGGGATGTATTCTAATTTCCCTGGCTTTCTGTTCGCGGATACTGGCGCGCGTCAAAACACTAACATTTTCCGCGTTCCACCGGGTGGTGGCGCTCCGGTCAAAACCGGTGGCATGCCCATTAATCAGGCCATCATGCCTCTCCCGTATAAGGAACCATCGCCGGCACTGATGTCGCTGGTTAATGACATCGCTACCACGGGTATGCGGATCGGCGGCACGTCTGAGCAGCAGGTTGGTGAAGGACGCGCAGACGCGCCTGTCGGCACCACCCTGGCGATGATCGAACAGGCCGCGAAGGTGCTGAACAGCGTCCACAAGCGCATGCATGCATCGCAGGCCGAGGAATTTCGGTTGCTTGCACGGTGTTTCAAGGAGAACCCGAACAGCTTCTGGCAACGTAACAAGACGCCTGCATATACGTGGGACGAGAAGGTGTTCCTGAAGGCGCTAGAGGACAACGAACTGTCGCCACAGGCAGACCCGAACACAGCCAGTGCAGCGCAGCGTATGATGAAACTTGCCGCTCTGAAGCAGCTACAGGCATCTAACCCGACGATGTATGACCCGATTGCCATTGATCGTGCGTGCATCCAGGCTCTCGGCTTCTCCAACCCCGATCAGTTTATGGCTCCTCCGTCTGCACAGGCTGCGCCACCGCCGGAAATGCAGAAGCAGATGGCGGAAATGCAGGTCAAGAAGCAGCAGGCCGACGCACAGACGTTGAAGGCACAGGCGGACATGCTGAAGGCGCAACACGAAGCAAGCGCGCCGCATGATGTTCAGCAACAGCAGGTGGACACGCCTGTCGATCTGATGACGGCAAGGGCGAAGTTGATGGACGCGCAGACGAAGCGCCACGCCCTCGGCATTCAGCAGGCTGACGTCATGCAGGAAGACCGCAACCGCGCCGCCGACCGTGCAAGTCACGAGAAAATCCAGCTACTGGAATTGGCGCGCGACATCGCCTTGCATCCCCAGGCGGCACCGATTGCCGCCCCCATCGCAAAGCAGGCTGAAAAGCAATGATGCAATCCCCAGACAAAGCCATCCGACGCGCTACAATGGTTGCCAAGGGGCTTGCTAAGGAGATTGGGCCACTACCTACCGGCGACTACCCAAAGCCGCCACATCCGGCTTCCATGATCCCTGGTGTGCATGTCACTGGCATGGGTGATGGACCGCAAACCTTTGCCGACGGTGGCGACGTAGAGCCAACAGACGAAACCGGTTTCGATGCTTACCATGGATCGCCGCATGAGTTCGCGCCGGAGCGTTTAATCCAACACCCTACGGGCGAACAGGAGTATATCCCCACCAGCCAGCCGGTGCCGGAGAATGCGTCGGTTCTGAAAGAGTTGCCGTTAGGTCGGTTCCGGTCGGATAAGATCGGGACTGGCGAAGGTGCGCAGGCGTTCGGTCATGGTTTGTATTTTGGCGAGAAAGGAACAGCGCGGGGATATAGAGAACGCCTTTCTTCACGTTCAAGAAACCCAATTCCGTTCAGTCAAAGGATAAAAATTGAAGGCAATACTTTTTACGAAGCAGTTAAAAAAATAAATCCAGACATTCCTGATTGTTCAATAAACGATGCCGCTCGAAAAATATATGAGAGAGGCGGCGATATAAATGCAACTTATAAATATATTGCCGCTCATCCATTTTCGGATTGGAAACATAAACTAGAAGCAATGGCTCCTTTCTTAGGGAAGGACGTTGAACTGCTATCCCAAGGTCATCTCTACCATGTCCGCGTCCATGCAAACCCGGAGCATTTTCTGGATTGGGATAAGCCATTGGGCGAACAGCATCCCCATGTGCAGCAGGCTCTATCCTTTCTCGGCCTCAACCCGAAAGACGAAGGTCATCCTTCACGTCCAGGCGAAGCGGCTTATCGTGCAGCCGTATTTCAACACGGCAAAGACCCCGCTAAGGCAGCAGCCGCCCTACAAGCAGCCGGCATTCCCGGTATCCGATACCTAGACGCCAATAGCCGCGATCCAAACACTGAGAAGCCGACCCACAACCACGTCGTGTTCGATCCAAGCAAAATCACCATCAAGCGTCGATATGCGCGTGGTGGCGTGGTGGAGAGGCATAGGTATGCTACTGACGGTTGGGTGCCGTCTAACGACGATCCTACGGTGCAGAAGGCACTGGGAATAGTGCGGAAAGTGACGCCGCAAGGGTTATATAGCCAAGGCGCAGAAGCCGCCGCTGCATTACCGCAAAACAAAGGATCACCGCAGCAATTCAAATCAACTTTGATGAATCAGAAATACAATGTGAAAACTGCTGAGTTTCAGAATAGCGGGTTCGACGAGGCATTTGCTAACCGTCCAAGCGTCACAAAGGATGAGGTTGCGCAGCATTTTCAGAATGCTATGCCGCAAGTTAAAGAAACGGTGCTAGGGGGTCATCACGAAGACTTAAAACACGCATTTAACAAAATAGATCAACTTTCAAACGAATTATATGATGCTGGAATTACAGAACATGCCTCAATTGCTAATGGCACCTATAATCCAGAATTTTATCCTCCTGAATACCAGAATGCCATTAAACAGCTTGCTGATGCGCATAAATATGTGCGCGAGCAAACATATCTTGGCAGAACGATGGCGGGAAACCCAACCAAATACGATCAATACACCCTCCCCGGCGGCGAGAACTACCGCGAGGTGCTGTTGAAATTGCCAGAACAAGGGGGCGGCACGTTCCAATCCTCCCACTGGGACGACCCCAACGTCCTCGCTCATCTTCGCATGTCTGACCGCACCGGCCCGAACGGTGAGAAGATCCTGCACGTTGAGGAGATCCAGTCCGATTGGGGGCAGAAGGGGAAAAAAGAAGGGTTTAAGCAACCCGGCGAGCCGGCTGGATTAAGTTCGGATGAAACTGCTCGTTTCCGTGAACTGACAAATATTCCTCAAATCCGTAGAACGCCTGCCCAGCAGACCGAGTTGTACGCTTTGAACGCTACTGGTGATCGTCGGCTAAAAGCGCCACCCTCCGCCCCTTACGTAACCAAAACGGAAAATTGGACCGATCTTGCCCTGAAGCGTGTCCTCAAGGAGGCGGCTGAAGGCGGCTACAGCCGGCTAGTTTGGACGCCGGGCGCGGAGCAGGCTAAACGATATAGCTTAAGCAAACAAGCTGATCGCATTGCTTATGACCCGGAAGACAAAGATTTTAGTTACTTTCCGAAGGGTGCAAGTGATTGGCAATCATATGGTAAGGATGTGGAGCCGTATGAACTTGCTGATATTATTGGTAAGGAAGCCGCTGACAAACTGTTGGCTCAAAAAGTTTCCCCATTGAGCGGCATTCACGTTCTTGAAACGCCTGATTTTGAATTTGGCGGCGAGGGCATGAAGGGCTACTACGACAAAATCGTGCCAAAACGTCTGCAAGAATTGGTCAAAAAACATGATCCTGAAGCGAGAATTGAAACTCACGATTTAATAACAAAAAAACCCGACACTATTATTAAAGTTCCTTCTCTTAAAATCACCCAAAAGATGCGCGCCAGCATCCTTAAAGGTCAACCTGCCTTCAATCATGGTGGCATGGTCAAGAAATTTTCCGGTGGTGGGGATACAGGTGCAGGCATGAATAACGACCCAATGGTTCAAAAAGCCTTGGATGGAGGTTCTATCGTTGACCGCGCCTTGACTGTCGCCAGGAATGCAATAAAGCGATGATATTGTTTTT